AAGCAGGGCGTGTTCTTGCTTGAGGAACTTGAATGGGATGAGTTCGGTCTTGCTAATGGCACTCCTACGATTCCGTTCTTCCTTCCTGCCGTCCTTAACCCGTTGGCATTTACCCCGATTAATATCGAAGGCGAACTTCTCACCCGGGCATACTCTTTCCAGACGAACCGAGAAAAGCGATTCTCCAGTTTCCAAGTGGATGCCGCGCTGCCTGCCGCAGGTGCTTTCGATATCTTTTTCGAGACCGTAAACCCGGACACATCGACAAACATCACGACCTACGGATCACCCGTAGAGGAGGACTTCACCCTCCGTGTTCCTGCCCGCAAGACAGGGTACTACTCCCAGTTGCGTTTCAACACCAAGAACCTTCGTCCGTCCATCAGGTCGGTGACCGTAGAGGCCATCATCCCCGGACATATGACTCAAACCACNAAATAAATGGCCCAAATCCAATCCCCAGAAACCTATGTAGATGGGCAACAGGTGACTGCGGCTCGTCTGAATAACCAGACGAACGGCGCTGTCCTGCTACCCGGTGCTGTCACAGACCAGACAGCCCTTGCCGCTGGCACTGTCGCCACAGGCGATACTGTCGTCATTCACGATGCCTCCGCTTCGGCTCTTCGCAAGGCCACGGCGGGAGACCTGCTTGGCAGCGGACTCCCTATCACGACTGGTGCTATCTCTGGCTCGACTGGCGCTGACCTAGTCATCACCCCGGCTGCCGGACAGAAGGTGGATGTGGCTGGCGACATCGAGGCCGAGGATGCCACGCTCACTGGTGGCCTGACAGTCACTGGCAATACGACCCTTGATGCGAGCCTTGCCGTCAATGGCCTTGCCTCCTTTAATGTCACCTCTGCGGTCAAAATCCCCGTAGGAACGACAGGCCAACGCCCCGGCACTCCCGTGGCAGGCCAGATGCGTTATAACTCCACACTAGATCAGGCCGAAGTCTATTCGGGTACAGAATGGAAGGCAGTGGGTGGTAGCCCTTTTGACGCTAGCGGAGGTGTGATTACGACTATTGATGGCTATAAGATCCACACTTATACTGTCTCTGGTACATTCACCCCTTCGCTGACCAAAGAGGGTAAGGTTGAGGTTCTTGTGGTCGGTGCTGGCGGCGCTGGCGCTTCCTATAATCCTCACGGCGGCGGTGGTGGAGGTGGTGATGTTAAGGCTGGTGTTGTAACTATCGCCAAGAACACTGCCCCGATGACTGTCGTTGTCGGTTCCGGATCAAGCGGGACTGGCGGGGCTTCTTATTTCGGGCCTTTCACCGCTAATGGTGGAACCCCGGGTGGCGGTTATACTGGCGGCACATCAGGCTCTGGCATCGCTGGTGGCAACGGCAACTTTGTCGGTGCTGGCGGTGGTGCTGGCGCTCAAACGACACAGGTCTTTAAGTGGACTGACGCTGGCGGTGTTGGAGGTCAGGGCTATGGATCGTCCATCAGTGGTACTTTGAAGATGTATGGCGGTGGTGGAGGTGGTGGTGCTGGCAATAGCAATTCTACCGCATCTGCCCCCGGCATCAATGGTGGTGGTGGTCAGGGCGTTGCACCTATTCAAAACTCTGGTGGCGGTGGTAGTGGCTCTGCCCAGAATGACCACGGGGCAACCCTTGGCGCTGACGGCATCGTAATCATCCGTTACCGAGTCTCCTGATGCTCCTGTCCGAACTAACCTCCTTCGTCGATGCGAACCGCTACAAGGGTCGCAGGGAGGCGTTCGGCATTAACGATACCCGCAACTANCTCCGTTGGGCGTTCCTNCACGACTACCTGTTCGTGGCCTATGACGAAGGCCGGATCGCCGGGGTCGGCGTGGCTTACCCTATCTCCACCCCCTATACCGGGGACGAGTCTGCCCTCAACCCAGACTTCAAAGTCCAGCCCATCGAGGAGGCTGGCAAAGACCTTTGCATTATGGATTGGTGTGCCTTGAACGCATCCGGGCGTATTAGCCTAGTCTGGAAGTTCCGGCAACGCTACCCAAACTGGGAAAACCAGAAGAAATGGGCCATCCAATTCGACAAGGTAGTCGAAATCTCTAATAAATATATCAACCTAACCGAAGCACTATAATGGGAGGATCAGCCAGAACACCACAACCGAACCCTCAAGCAGATTACAACCAGTATCTGACTGAGGCTCGAAACGCACTTAAAGTGCAGAGTACCCTCCTGCCCGAACAGGCTGTACTTGAGGAACGGATTGCCCCGACCCTCATCAATACCCGGATGGCTGGCCTCAACGCCAGCGCACAGGGTCTCCTTGGCCTGTACGGCAAACTCTACGAGCCTGCCCAGCAACTCCAGCAGCGGTACGCCACCGACCAGATGTCGATGCTGTCCGGCCTTGGCGCTCAGTCCACGCAGGCCGCCCTAGCCTCTCTTGACCCCACTACCCGGGGTATCTACAACACCTTCGGCCAGCAGGCTCTTTCTGACCTTCAGGCCGGGACATCCTTGAGCGCGGCCGAGACCGCCCAAGCCCAGCAAGCCGCCCGGGCTGCCGGGGCTGCCCGTGGGGTCAACTTCAGCCGTCAGGGTTCTGACCTTGAAATCCTGAATACCTTCAATATGGGCCAGCGCCGCCTTGCCCAGCGTCAAGGTGTTGCCCAGCAGGCTTACCAGATGGGTGCTGGACAGCAGCAGGTCGGCCTTCAGGGCTTCCTTACACCTGCCTTTGCGGCTTCCCAGCAGTACAGCCTTGCTGGCCTCGCTGGAGGCGCTCAGGGTATGTATGCTGATGTCGGCAACTCTCCGTTCCTCCAGCCGGAATCGCAGTACCTTGCCAACATCCGAGCCAACCGCATCCAGATGGAGACTGCTATTCAGTCTGCCAATGCCTCCCGTTCTGGTGGTATTATGGGTGGCGCTCTTAGCGCCGCTGGTAGTATTGGTGGTGCAAAGATTATGGCTGCTGCCATTTGTTGGGTAGCCCGTGAGGTGTACGGAGAAGATCGTGCCGAATGGCTGGTCTTCCGTCACTGGGTTCTGAACGAAGCCCCGGATTGGTTCCGTGACCTCTATATGGAGGAAGGCGAGCGTTTTGCCGCCTTTATCTCCGACAAGCCTTTCCTTAAGTCCATCGTCAAGATGGGTATGGACATCATTGTTAAGCCTCGCTTTAAATACCTCGCTGCCTAATGGCCTCCCCCTTCGCCAAGTATCAGTCTGAACAAGTCCAGCAACTTGCCCCGGGCTTCGTAGAGGCTTACGCTCAAGCCGGGAAGTCCATCGGTCAGGGACTGGCCTCTATCGGACAGTCTGTAGCCCAAGGGATCACTGAGGCTGACAAGCGTAAAAAGGAGGAACTAGCCAATAAGGCTGCCCTTTCTCCGTATATCCGCAATGATGAACGGGTTAAGCGTGCTGAAGATTTTGCCAAGGCTGGCATCTTCACCCGAGCCGCTGATGGCACTCTTGCCGTTTCTGCCGACTGGGCTGACAAGGTAAATATGCCTGAGGTGGACAAAGTCCTGTCCTTTTACAACACAACTGGAGGTGACGGCAGCAAGTTGAGCGGCAATACTCTTACTGAGTTTACTGCCCGCTATCAGGCCGAACTAAAGTACGCCGCCGATCAGGCATCCAAGGCTAATGCTCAGGTCGAACTGGACTATAAGCGCGCTCAGATTGACGAACTCAAGTCCAAGGCTGCGGAGCGTAATGCTAACGCCGGAATGTATGGTGCTGGAATTTCTGCGTTGCTTGGCGGCGGCGAGGCCACTCCGGGCTTCCAGATCCCCGAGGTAACGCTGCCTGACACTACTACTCCGGGCTTCCAGAGTCTTGTCGGCGCTCCTGTCAGTAAGGCTGCCACGGCTGAACCGGGTGTCGCTGCTCCTGCTACTTCTGCTCCGGCCGCCGAGCCTGCCCTGTCTCCTGCCCTGACTGCTGGTACTGCCGCTACCCCTGCCCCGACTGAACCTACTGCCCCGGCTCCGACCTCTGCTGACTTCGACAAGTACGGCTACCCCAAGCAGAAGCCTATGCCTGCCGCCCCTGCGGCCAAGGCTGAACCTGCTCCTGCTCCGGCTGCTCCGGCTGCCGCTCCGGCCACGGCTGCTCCTGCCCCTGCTCCTGCGCCTGCTGCCGCCCCGGCTGCTGCTCCGGCGGCTCCAGTCACATATGATGTGCCTGCTGAGTCTGCCCGTGTTGCCGAGAAGATGAAAGCCGTAGAGGCCAAGCGTACTGCCGTGACGACCAAGTACCAGAGCCGCAGGACTCAGGTTGAGGGCCAGATTGCCGCCGCAAATAGAAATCTTGCTGCGGGTCTTCCTCGTAATTCAGTCGGGTTTAAACTCGCTGAATCTACATTGATTCTGAATGAACAGCGGCGCAAGAGTGTCGCCGAGGCTGAAGCCCGTGAACTCAAGACCATCGATGCCGAGGCCGATGCCATCAAGACCGATTTCACAACCTATCAGGCTGCCGCCGAGGCTGCCCGGAAGGATCGTGTCGAGAAGCGTGAAATCGCCAAGGAAGCCGTTGCGGCCACGAAGGCAGAAGAAGAATTCCAAGCCAGCCTTTCCGAGAAGTATCCTATGATTGGTGTCTACACCTACAGAGGCTACAACCTGAAAGACCCCAAGACAGGCAAGCGGGTCAATCCTGCGATTGCCGCCAATGTTCCCCCGATGGGTAAGGAGCAGTTCACGGAAGCAACCGAGCAGAACAAGGGCTACGGATCTGCCAAGAACTTCCTGCTCAATATGAACGATGTTCTTGAACAGCGTGAGAAGGGTGAAGATGGAAGTGGATACTCCTACCTTGAGCGTTTCCGTACTACGGCCAAGGATATGGAGAACTATTTCAAGGCCGAGCAGGCAAGCGTGTTCGGTGTAGCCACATTCCGAAAGGCCATCGTCTCCGGCGGTAACTTCTCTGACGCTGACCGAGAGTTCGTCAAGCAGGCCATCACATACCTGAATTCTGGAGCAATTGATTTGGACAACAAAGACCTGCGTGCCTCTCTTAACGCTCTCACATTTATGCTTGATGGTATGTATCGTGTGAACCTTGAGGAACTTGGTATGGCCTACAACAAGGAAGCGGCACTTGAAAAGGCTTCCCAGTTGCGTGCTGGCGGCGATAATGCTGGTGCTGCCGGGGTTGAGAAGCAGGTTAAAACAACCGAAAAATTTAATAAGACTTTCAACCTTCATCAAGGCGAGGCGCTTGGGATTTCAAAAGCGCAAATTGCGGAAGCCAGAGCCACGCTCCAGAAGGGTCTCAAGGGCTTCAAGTTCAATCCGAACGCCAAATAATCTAAGAATCTATAATGTCCCCAGACACCACCCTCAAGGCGCAGGCCGCTGAACAAGCGACCCCGCTGGAACCGTTCATCGCTCCGGGGGTCACTCCGGGGACATTTGTTGGCATCGGTGCGGTAGATCCGCAGTACAACCCGGGTACGGAAGAGTACGCCCTTCGTAGCAACGAGCAGTACAAGGCCGTCAACCGCCGGGTGTTCGACCTGTTCAATGCCACGGAACAGCCTATGGTTCCGTCCGCTCCGGGTGCGCCTTCATACGATCCGTCCACGCTGGCTAACCGTGACTTCGTTCAGGGTGTCCGTGGCCTGCTCCCTGAGGGCAAGAACTCCACCGATGATGCCGCTTGGTATGCCCTGAATGTGATGCGCCCGCAGTCGATTCACGATGCCAAGCACATCTTCGGAGTCCTGCGTCCTATCATCGAGCAGAAGACGAAGGAAGCCCAGCAGGCTGGCGGCAGTTTCTATCCTTCCGACCTGACCGAAGAGGATATCGTCAATCTGGCTAAGGAAGCCGGAGTCAGCCCTTTCCTCGTCAACAAGTTGATTGCCGAAGAGGGCGAGGTTGATCCCCGAAAGGCTATCCGTGCCTATACGATGGGTCACCTTAAGCCGATGCTCGACAGCATCGATATCGAGAGTCGCTGGGGTGAGGCCGTATATAACGACCCCAAGAACCTGCTGTTCGGACTCAAGGGTCAGGCGCGCCGTGATGCCTTCTTGGCTATGGCTCGGTGGAAGGAGAAGCACGGCGTTAGTTTCCTTGGCAGCGTTATGGAAGGTATCGGCACTTTGGCTGTCGAGGGTGGCTATGCCACTGGCGGCTTTATCGAGGGTAGCATCGGTACTGTCGTTGCTGCCGGGACGCTCGGTAATGTGATGATGGAAAATAAGCAGTATGTCCTGTCTGACAACTGGCTTCAGAAGAGTCCTGAGGAGCGCGAGGAGGCCAACCGTGTCCTCCAGACAGCCCACGAACTCGCTAAGAAATACGGCCCGGAACTGGCCGAGGCTGCCAACAAGCCCAACCTCACTGAAGAGCAGCGTGCCGGATTGTTCGCTTCCGTCCTTGAGCGCCGCTTCGGAGAGTTCGCAGATCCTAACGAGGTCGATGCTTTCCGCAGGCTTTCCGAACTGAAGGCCGAAGGTGCGTATCGCCCCGGTATGTCTTGGGAGCGTCTTGCCAACTTCGGCGAAGGCGTGCTTAACGCCGTACCTTCGATGGTCAAGTTGCTGAACGCTTCGGTTGACCCTAATTCGTTCTTCTTCCGTGCCGAGGCTAACCTCAAGAATGGTGTGCCTAGGGACGAGAAGTTTGGCTATCTGCCTGCGGCTGCCATCAGTATGTTTGCCCAGACTTGGCAGATTAGCAAGTCTCAGTACGAGGCTTGGTACAAGGGTACGGATACCTACAGGCAGATGACTGCCGAGGATCTCGATAAGAACATCGACCTCTGGGAGCAGAACTACAAGCAGTTGCAGGGAGATGGTGAGAGCCTCTCCGGCTTCTTCTACGACAAGTCTGCTCAACTTGCGCAGGCTCTCGGATTTGAAACCCTGAGTGGAGTGCTTGGCGAAGGTGCTAAGGCCGCCAAGGGCATTATGCAGGAAGAGCGTCTCATTCAGGCTGGCGCTCTGGCCGACCCCGTACTGACGGTGATGGGTGCTTTGAAACTTGTTGGAGTCGGCGCTAAGGCCGCTGCCACGGCGAAGCAGATCCAGACAGTCTCTACTGGCTTGCGTGAGGTTTCGGCCGAGGCCGCTAAACTGCGTACTGCTGCCAACACGACCAGCACCGCTTTCGATACTGCCGTTGTAGACCTGCGTGGTAAACTTGAGGCCGCCATCCCGGGGGCTAAGTTCACGGATGACGACATCATCGGCCTAGCCATCGGTGACCGCAAGAGCCGTATCGGCCAGAGCGCCTCTGCCCAGCGTATCCGTACTGACATCGGCAAGACTATCGCCAAGGAGAAGAGACTGACACAGAAGGTCAGCGACCTGACCGCTCAGTTGGACGAACTGCCTGATGATGTCGCTGGCATCGAGAAACTCCGCGCCCGGCCTGTCGGAGGTGCGGTCATCGCTGGTGCTGGATATACATCCCAAGGTGCTAGCACTGTCGCCAACGCTCTAGCCAACTTCCTAGACGAAGAGTACCAGACACTTCAGGGGAATGCCCGCCGCCGTGCAGTTGCCCGTGGGGCTAGATTCCTCCTTAACGAGGGCGGCGTGCTTTCAGGAGGAGGCGCTACCCGTCTTGGTTTGTTCGCTGGTGCTGGATATGCCCTCGGAGGAGACTTTTTCGCTGCGGCCGCTTTGGGTATCGGTGGCGTAGGCGTAGGACAATTGCTGCGTCCTGATGTGCTTCGCCAGTTCGGAGCCGGGGCTGCTCAGGCCGCCCGTATCCAGAAGGTCGTAGCCCAAAACATCTCGGCTGGCCGCCGTTACGGGGAGTCCTCGTTCCTGCGTGGTGCTATCGACCTTGAGAAGCAGGCCGCCGATCTCCAGAAACAGGTCGTTCGTCTTCCCGGCAAGCCCCTGACGGCTGCCGAAGAGGCCATCCTTGAGAAGGCCAACACGATGGTCGATGATGCTACCAAACTCCGCTCTATGCATTCTAGCGGACTTGAGGACGCACTTCGCAACACTGGTGTTGTCGCTTGGGATGACGGCGCTAAGTCTGGATTCATTGGCGGCGTTATTGCCGCTATGAACGACTCTGATGCCTTTGGCGCTGGTGTCGGTATGGGGATGGGTTTCTCCGGCGTTATGCGTGCCGCAAACCGTGCCGCACAACTTACTCCTAAGGTATCCGAGCCTGTCTACGCTCGCAGCGTGCTAGGTGATGTAGCCACGATGCTGACGGAGATGAAAGACCCGTCCCAGCGTACCCACATCCTTGAGTTCCTTGCCAAGGCCGGGACTGACGAGAAGGCTCAGATTCAGCGTGCCGGGATCATCCGTGACCTGTATATGTCCACCCGAGGCCGGGTGAGGTTCGTCAAGTCCGGCGAGTTTGACGCTGCCACGATTCTTACGGCCAGCCCTGCGGACGAGGCCAAGATGATTATGTCCGAGGCTGCTGCCATCGACCCTACTGGAGGCGAGAAGGCTAAGGCTTATGTCAAGGAACGCACGGCAACGCTCGCCGCCGCCCGTGAGGCCAGCAACCGGGTCACTATCCTGAATGACGATTCGGTGACCAACAAGGCTCGCATCCTCCAGATGAAGGAGTCCTTGCAGGCGATGGACAACCAGATCGCCGAGCAGCAGAAGATTGTCGATGCCGAGCGTATCGACTGGAAGGACACAAAGACTGTCGATGCCAATCGCATCAAACTTGACCGTATGCTTCAGGCTCGCTCCGAACTTGAGGCCAACCTCAAGGTAGCGGACGAACAGCAGTTGCTGATTGAAGGCGACCTATCGGCCGCCAAGGGCAAGGCCAAGGTGGAAGCCCCGATGCGTCCGTATGAGCAGCGCGCCCTGCCGGACGGTTCTTCCGTGCGTAGCGTGTCGGACGCTTTCTACATCGTTGACGGCCCTCAGGGCAAGAATGTCTATGTGAACATCGATACTGTCGATAACATCGGCGCTATCTCGGAAGGCTGGCACGCCTTGCTCGCCGACTCGGCTGTCGAGGCTTTGATGCCTGATATGGTCAATATGATGTGGGGCAACCAACAGCAGAGTTGGTCTTCACAGATGGCCGTCTCTCCAGATGTTACCGCCGCCATCCTTGATGCCTATTCTGCCGATATGTCGCCGGAGCAGCGCGCCAAGTTCAACCAAGAACTTGCCCTAGGTCGTAAGCGTTATGACGATAGCAACGGCAAGGATGTGTCGGGCCTCATCGAGCCTACCCGTGAGGCGATGACTTGGATCCTGTCCGCTATGGACTTGGACAAGCGTGTCGGATACCGCCCGGGTCTTTCCACCCGTGAGGGCGCTGCTGCGTCTGTCGATGCCCGCAGTTGGAATACAATCAAGAAGACACTGTTCGGAGAACGAACACTAGGCGACAATGTCGATAAGGGTCTCAAGAACCTCCTTGACCCGACTTATGGTCTTTTCGCCCGCCAGCACGCCGAGAACATCGTCAACCAACTTACCCAGTCTGGTATGCGTTTTGTCGAGTCTGGCGACGGAACGCTTCGTGGCTACTTCTTTAACAGCAACAACGAGATCATCCGCTCCCCAGTCCTAGACAAGTTCTACGACAAGGTTATTTCCCTGACTGGCGGCAAGGGTTCGCTCCGTGTTCGCCCGCTCAACCTGTACGACCCGCTCATCCCGCTTGAGCAGCGTATCGAGTTCATCAAGCGCAACGGTATGGACTGGGCGTTGAACGAAAAGGGTACTGACATCCTGCCTCCGCTTGAGGCTGCTCAGAAGGCTGACGGCTTCGTGCGTGCCATCGAGGACACGCTCAATGGGCTGCCTGAAGACCAGCGTGGTATGCAGGTCTACACGGATGATGCCGGGAAGCCTGTCCGCACAGGTATCCCGTCTCCTGCCGAACTGGCTGCTATCGCCGCCGACCCTCGCATCCCGCAGTCCTATAAGGACAACCTGCTGACGATTATGCGTACCCTTGGCTCGGGTGAGTCCAAGTCCGTATTGTCGGCCGAGTACAGCAATGTGTTCTCGATGAATGTGGACTCGGTCACCGAGCATCGCCTTCGTATCGGCAAGGACATCTCCGGCAAGACCGAGACCCGTAACATCATCCCGTTGGCCTTCACGATGGGTGAAGCGCCTATCTATGATGCCAAGGGCAAGAAGGTTCGTATCCCCGGCCCGGACGGCAAGATGATGGATGCCACCCAGCGCGTCATCCGAGTCCACGGGTTCGATGTAAACGCCTTCACGAACTCCAAGAACCACGCCTTCCAGCAGGGTCTGTTCGTCCTTGATGAGGTCACTAAGAAGCGTACCTATCTCAAGGATCCCAAGGGCAACCAGTATACGGCCGCCTACATCAACCAACTCTTCGGCACGGAAGCGGAGTTTATGAACAAGGCCACGCTGTGGATGAATCGTTACTACGCCCACGGCCCGCTTGACCCGTACTCTCCTACCCCTCGTCAGCCCAACGGCTCGCCCCGTGAGGTTAACCCGGTGTCAGCCGAAGTGCTTGACCCTGTAAACCCGGAGCGTGGCGCTGCGATGCGTGATGCCCTGCGTGCCATCTTCAGCCTTGAGTCCAGTAAGAAGCGACTTGGCTGGGTCGAGGAAAACCGCACGACCAACACGGCCAACGGAATGGTCACCCGTGGAACAAACTTCGCTATTGCCGACTTCCGTCTCGACCAGTTCGGCCCGCTCAAGCCCAACGGCCAGTCGATGTTCATCGACCAGATCGGCGTTACTTCCGGCCAGTTCGTGATGTCCATCAAGGGATGGGAATCGACAAAGATTCAGCCAGTCGCTGGACAGGCTGGCGCTGTTATGCGTACCATCTTGGAGGTCGGTGAAGGCAAGTTCCTGCCGGGTCACGACCTGAGCGTCACCGAGGTCAGGACTCACCCGACCCTGCCTGATGTCAAGTTGTTCATCGGCACGACAACGATTGCAGGCGGCAAGCCGATGAAGACGCTTGCCTATACGCTTGGTGACGGCCGTATTGTCGAGGCTAGCACTAGCAACGAAGCCACTGCGGTGCGTGAACTCCGCAAGAAACTCATTGAGCGCGAGGATGCTGCTTACATCGATACGATCCTAGGCGAGTACCGTTACAACCGGGATAAGCCGTTGGAAGGAACGCTTGCACCCAAGGCTGAGAGCAAGGGTGAGGTTCTGCTGTTTGAGCCTGTTGGTACTGCTCAGGATTTTGTCGGAACTTTGGAAGGATTGTACAGGGTTAACGGCCGTGATATGCCGCCGTCTGTCCGTGCTATCATCAGCGAGGCCGGACTTGATGCCGCCGTTGCTAGCGGCAAAACACCTGTCGCCATTATGGAGGAACTTGTCGCTTACGCTGATAGCCGTAAGAACAATAAGTCAAACGGAGACAAGTATCGTCACGCCCTTGAAGTCCTGAAGGACGCTCGGGATATGGTTCAGTCGAAGGCTTACGGGCAGAAGACGGCTTACAATGTTCCTACTAAGAAACTGACGATGGACAGCATCAAGACTGCATTCGGCTTCTCCCTCGGAAGCCCTGATGCCCTGACTGCCGAGAATCGTATGGCTGGACAGTTCTTTGAACTTACCAAGCAGTTCGGCCCTGACGAGTTCACCAACAACAAGCAGTACCTAGAGGCAATCATCGCCAAGTTGGACGAGCAGTTGTATGATGCTGCCAGTCTTGAGGGTGACGAGTTCACCGCTGCCACGAAGAAGATCCAGCCTCTCAAAGATGCTGCGAAGATGGCGCTTGCCAAACTCAAGAACCAGATGCCGGAACTGTGGGCTGAACAGCCTGCTGCCCCCGCACCTACGACTACCGCTCCAGAGATGATTGCTGCCGAGGCCGCGCAGCCTACTGGCCGTGATGTCCAGCCCCGCGCTGGAGAAGCCCCTGAGGCTCCGTACCTGCCGCCTGAAGAAGTCGCTCGTATCCGTGAGTTCCGGGTCGCCCCGGACGGCACAATCACCCGTGTCACCGAGAAGCAGAAGTCCGAGTATGACCGATGGAGGCAGCGTTACGAGGCCATCATCAAGAAGCGCGATCAGGAAGCCAAGGCTGCCGCTACGGCCGCCGAGCGTGAACGCCGCATCTTCTTCGCCGAGCAGAATCGCCGCGCACAAATCGAAATTGACAGCGAGGAACAGTTCGCCGCCCAGTCCCGTAAGCGCGCCCAGCAGATTGCCGAGCAGGATGCCAAGGAGGCCGCCCGCCTCCAGAAGGAAGCGGACAAGGCTCAGGCTCGCGCCGATGCCCTGCGTCTGAACTTTGAGCGCGGTATGGACGCTGCCCGTGCTGCTGCCGACATCAAGCGTGTCGAGACCAATAAACTCATCGAGGTCGCCCTGTCGTCCGAGCAGCCAATGATTGCCCCGGGGCTGCTGCTGGTCGATGCCAACCGCCTGACAGTCCAGCCGTTCCGTATGGCTGTGGCTACGGACACGGTTCGCACGCCTTCCGCTACCACCCGGACTGGTATCCTGTACCTCAAGAACCTCGCCGGGTTTGAAGGCCAGACGCAGGGTCACCAGCAGGCGTTCTTCAACTACCTGTTCGCCGAGCAGATCGGCAAGGGTAAGGCTATCGCCGGAGAAGCCTTCCGAGGCCCGATGGCTGCCCAGCAGGGCATCAACCTGTTGAACAGCCGTATCTGGGTTGCCGAGAATTCCGGGGCTAGGTTGGTTCGCCTGTACAAGAATGCCGACAAGGCGGCTGGCAAGGACATCGTCACCTACAAGGTTTACGGCGCTAACGGTATGCTCATCAAGCAGGCCAACGATGCTCAAGACGCTGTTGAGGCCATCGATAACCTTGAGCGCCGCTTCATCAGCAGCCTGAAAGGCCCGCAGCCCCCGGTCAGCGATGAGAACATCGGTGGATATATGAACCAGTTGACCACGGCCTATCTGACCGAGCCTGCATCTGCCCGACCTAAGGGCAACATCCCTGCTGAAGAAAGCAAGGCTATGCAGATTCAGGGCTTTGAGCGATACCTGCCTGCCAAGAAGCGATGAGATACCTCATTTCCCTAGCGTGCTTGGCTCTGGTAGGCTGTTCTACCAGCAAGCCTAGCCTTCCCCCTCCCGTGGCCGTCCCGACCCCTGAGAGCCTCGGTACGCTCGGTAACAACATCGACAAGGGTGACTCCAAGGTGGCCTCTGCCGTGACCGTTATGGTCGAGAGCAGTGACAAGCCCGCCGTGGTACAGGCCGAGGGCCGGGTGGCGCTGGCTCACCTCCCTAAGCCGGAGGACTCGGATCTACAGGCCGCCCGGAAGCGGGCTGCTGCCTCAGACCAGAAGGCATACGAGTCCGAGATTGCCAAAGCCAAGGCTTGGCTGGCCGGGATCGAGGTCGAATGGAACGAGGCCATCAAGCAGTCCAAGAAGAATGTCGATGAACTGATATTGGCCCGCAAGGATTTGGAGGCCGCCAAGAAGGAGGCCGCCAAGGCTCAGACCCAGATCGCCGACCTCAAGTCCCAGTTGGACAAGGCTGACCGCAACCTCTGGACTATGGCCGGGGTGGGTCTGTTCGTGATGGGGGTCGTCTGCGGGGCTGTGTTCGGCTGGCGTATCGGCGGGTCTATCGTGGCCTGCGCCCCCCTCGCCGGGGCTATCCCGGTCATCATCAATTCCGAGTACTTCGCTTGGACGGTAGGGGTCACCATTGGAATCGCAGCGTGCCTCTTGCTATGGAGGCTTTTTGATTACATCAAAGACAAGAACAATGAGCAGCCCAAGTGAACCAGTAGACTACAGCCAGATGGCTAAGGACGGGGTGATCTCCAGCGCCCTTGGGTCTTCGGCCGCCGTTGCCCGGGCGCTCCTGTCGCCTGAGCCTGTCGGCTTCCTGTGGATGATCCGCTCGGCCTTCTCGGCTGCCGTGGTGGCCGTGCTGGTCGGGCTGGCTATTACGGACTATGTGTCCTCCTATACCCTGCGTCTGGCCTGTGCCGGACTCGCCGGGTTCGCCGCGCCGGAGGTTACGGACTTCGCTCTTTCCTATCTTAACAAGCAGTTCCAGAAGAAACTGAACGAGGAGAAGCCCAATGCCAAGTCCCGAGCAAAGAAGCGCCGCTGAACAGAACCTCGCCCTTGCGGTCTGGTTCATCCTTGGCATCTCAGGTGGTTGCGCCCTGTACACCTCCTATGTGATCCAGTCCACGCTGGAGACCCTGTCCAGTTCGCAGGCGATGGCGCTGATCATCGTGGACGCTGGCAAGAACTTCGCCTCGGACGATGGTAAACTTGGTGATAAACTTAATGACGCTACGCTCGCCCTTATCAATACCTGTGATGTGGCGTATGCCGTGGCGGTGGGCTGCCTGATGATCGCCGGGGCTTTGCTCTGGAAGACCTTTAGGAACAGGCTGTGAACACCACGGCCGCTTGACGGCTGCACGCATCCCTGCGACTATGCTTCATTCGCAGAAGGATGGTCGGTTGCCGATGTGCGTGGCTCTAGGAAGTCCCCTGCGATATGGCCCCCGTACCCGACCTACCGGGAGGCCAGTCTTTACTTACGCATCTCGCGCAAGAAGGCTTCGTCAATCTTGTAGAAGTTGAACATCCTGAGATTGCCCTTGTCCACACGGCGAATCTTGACGGACTTTACCTTATTGGTCTTCAGCAGGTCGTGAAGCATAATGCCCCATCTGCGGCGCGAGCATCCTAGTATCTTGCACCACTCAAGGATGCCCTTGTACCCCTTAGGGATAGGCTGCTCCTTCTCGTTGCGCTTGATGTAATCAAGGATCTTGTCGGCTAGGCTTAGTGTTTTCTTTTTCATTGGCGTAGTTAGGAAGGAAATATTGGCACTGACCATTGGACTTCATAGCCGGGGTCAACCACGACTGAAGCAGGTCATCGGCCTTGATGGTGTAGCGCAGGCAGTTGTCTCGGTTTACGCAAAGGACATTGCGAATCCAGCCATCGCATTTGGAAATATCAGTCATTTGATTAGTGTCCACTTATTCCAAGGCTTGGCAAGCAATTCATTCCAGCGATCCCGGTCAGCCTTGGTGACCTTCTCGACCTTCTGGACTTCCTCCCAAGTCAGGCCGCGCTTGATGAACACGGTATTCTTCTTAGAGGGGCCGAGTTGCTTGGGGTGCTTCATAGGATATCCCAAAGAGCATTGCCGATGATTACGCCAATGATTGTGCCAATCACAGTAGCAAGCGTTCTTGCCCAGAAGTCATTCATCGGAGTTTAAGCATCAGTTCCTCGTAGGAGATGGGGATTCCCCGCCCGAACTTAGACCGAACTTCGTGGCACTTCTTGCGCTCAGGTTCGGACGCTCTACGCATAATGACAAGCGTGACTTTCTCAAAGACGGGCAGTCTTAGATTATCGAATGTCGTTTGAGTCTCTTCGGTCATAACGACCCAGTCCTTCTTCTTGTACTTGATGCTCATACGCTCGGCTTGCCCTCCTTGGCGGCGTGCCATTTCAGCAAAGCCTGACAGAACCTAACTTCATCACTACCATCCCCGGAAGACCAATGACTCATAACCCAGTCCCCGGCCTTGACGAGCCGCTCGTATTGCTCGACAGGCACGGCGGTCACGAAGGACGAGGCACGGAGGCGTTCGTTCTCCTCAAGGGATCGAAGCCACCGGGCGTTGTCCGTCTCGGCCTCGATGCGCCAGTACTTGACCTGATGCTCCAGTCGCTCGACCTCGGCCTTGAGGTGAGCAATCTCTGCGGACTGCTCGCCAAGTTGTCCGATGTCGGAGAGCGAATCCAAAGCCCGCTTGCGAAGTTCGGCCTTGAGGGTGTCATTCTCGGAGTGCAGATCCCTGACCTCAGCGCCTAGGCGAAGGGCTTCACCAGCCAGCCACTTCCTAATCTCATCACTCATCAGGCCGGGAAGTACCAGCCCTTGCCGAAGCGGTGGGCTTGTTTGCCGATGTATGAGTCGCCGTCCACTCGATACCACATAAATCCATTCTGCCAGCGTAGCGTGGAGGCGTGCCGCATCGCATACTCGGCCTCGTCAATACGCATAGCACAGCCGCACAGCCAAGACGCGCCGCCCTCAAAGGACTCGTTGTTCAACTGCTCAAGGCGGTGCAGGTGACCCATCGTGAAGCCGCCGCCGGGGCTGCCGAACGCACGGGCATCCTTTAGCAGGGCGTTCATCCCGTGGGAGAATCCGTGGATGAATGTAAGGGGGCCGATGACAATCCGGCCGTGCTTGACGCTGTAGGGCTTGATGACCTTGCAGCCAACCTTGCGGAGCGTCCGCATAATGCGGTCTTGAATCTCCTGCATATCCTCCCGGGTCTTGATGGAGTCAGTGCCGTGGATGATCTGCCGGATGCGATCATCGTGATTGCCGAACAGGAAGTGGGTAGGGCGGTAACGCTCGATCCACTTGATGCCAGCCTCAAGGTCTTCCTCGAAACCTTCCCGGGCTTCAGAGGAATTCTTATCGATGCCCCGGCGCGCCCAGCGGAAGTCCCAGTTGTCGCCGAGATGCACCCGGTACTTGGGGTTCACGCGCTTGACCATCGCCATCACTTGGTCGAGGGTGTCTTCACAGGCGAGGTCGCCGTGGTTATCACCCATCGCAATAATGTCGTATGTACTCATCGGATTCGGCGTTCGGATCTTTCGGGGGTTGGTAGGTTGTAGCGGTCACAGTAGTAGTAAAGACCACGCCTGCAAGTCTTGAGCCTGCGACAGGCTTCGCTCACGCCTACCTTGAGAGCCAGTTCGTATGTCACCCGAGTCTTGAGGCCACGGGGGATGTTCTGCGTGTGCGTGCCACGCTCGACAATCTCCCTAGCCTTGGCATCCAGTTCGTAGGGCTTGTGTACCACCGGGATATTGTTCGCCCGTGCGTACTCAAGAATCTTCTTGGTCGATACGCGCCACGACTGAGCGGCAGCCGGGATGGAGCAGGATGTCTTGACGATCATCGTGCAGGCATTCTCGACCNTGCTTCTGGTGTTACGCTGGACAACCTCAGGCTTGGCAGCAGGCGTGCATTCCGGCTGCATAGAAGCCATCAGCGCCCGGACTCTCGCNGGGTCTAGTAGTTTATTTGCCTTCAGCATCTTCGTACTTCTTAAGGCGAGCCTTCAGGTCATCGTTCTCGACTTGCAGGCAGCCGATGATGTCGGTGGCATCGTCAAGTTGCGTCTTCAGGCTTTCGATCTGCGAGGCAACNGCATCGAAGAATTGCTCGATAGTCTTGGCGCTGGTCATCGGGAGAGGCGCAGGCCGAGGTTNAGGATTTCGAGAACCTCCTCGTCCGAGATCTCCACCACCTGAGTGATGATGGAAACCTCGAAAGAGTTGTTCGTTCCAGTGACCTCATCAAGGAGGTTGGATTCCTCCTGAGGGTCGTAGGTGTTGTGCGTGTCTTTCATCGGCTTAGAACGGAACTTCGTCGATGATGTCGCCGATGGAGGTCGGCTCGTCAGAGGGAGCGGACGGGCTGCCAGTAGCAGCAGCGTACAGTTCCTCGGCGCGCTTCTTCAGGGCGATGTCCTTGGGGCTGATGCTGCCCTTGAACTCCTTGGGGGTATAGACCTTAGCCCAGTAGTACAGGTCACCACACTTCACGCCCTTGTCGCCCTTGACAGGGAGGCTGGAGAGCGGCTGACCCTTGCGGTCACCGAAGGGGATGATCGGGTCGTTGCCATTGGCAGCAGCGGCCGGAGCAGCCGGGCGAGCAGCCGGGGCGGCCGGAGCAGGCATCGGCTCAGGGCGAGCGAAGACTTCCTCGCGCTGGTTGGAGGCGTAGTTGACATCAGCACCACCGCCAGCCCAACCCGGGAGTTGCGGAGGATTCCAGCGGAAGCGAGTACCCTGCTTGGTCTTGCCGTCATACTTGCCCTTGGGGTCGATGACCGCCCACGCTTCCGGCAAGTCATACAGATATCGGCCGATCCCGAGGTTGACCACGGCACGCTTCATCGCGCCAGAGGCAGCGGACTTGAACGGGTCGATGTCGCCATTGGCTTCCACGCAGCACGAACCAGTGACGGTGCGATAGGGGAAGAGCGCCACGCCGCCAGCGGCTTCGTTGCGGGACTCGATGGTGATCGTCACGGTGCA